TGATCTTCACGAGAAAGGAAAAATTGAAATCCGACCTCGCGTTTTTATCATTACTAGCAATGTACCTCTTATGAACCATGGAAAAATGGGTTCTGTTTGCCCCTTTTCCGTTGTTCGCCGTGCTGATTTGCATATCAAAGTGCAAGTCAAACCTGATTTCCAAATGGAAGATGGTCGTCTTGATTCTAAAAAGGCTACCAATTATTTTTCTCACGAGACATCTTTAGTCAATGACGTGTGGGATCTTATTCTATATAAGCCTCACGCCACTGCGTCTCATGGTTTGCGTCCTTATGATGGAACCTTAGTTGAGAAGAAATATTCTATTCTCCAAACTTTGCGCATTGCTACCACAATGTGTAAAGCCCATTTTGACAATCAGCGTTCTCTTATTGCTAAACAAGGATCCCTTATCGACTCTCGTCAATATTGTGAAACTTGTCACTTAGGAGCCGGTGTTTGTAGTTGTGTTACAGAACAACAGGCAAGTCTAGAAGATTCTTTTGATTATATATCTTCGCAATTTGAATTCATGGGTTATTTCATGGATTATTGTTTAGGCCTGATTCCCCACTATTTTTGCGAGAATGCTTTTGTTAAAGCCGCTTATTTGTGTGTGAATGCGAGAAGTTTTCTTGATTGTGAGAAATCTACTCGGTGTGCGCTTTGTTGTTCATTACTTACTACTTTGATTGGTTTGTTTGTCGTTGGTATTTCATCTTTTTTGCCCAATTTTATTGTTTGTGTACTTCATCTTGTTTTGTATATGTCTATGTTATCTTGTTGGCGTGATGAACGCCTTACTGATTTAGCAAGAAGAAGGGATATCACTGTGGACCTTTTTGCCTCTCTTCGGAGATCCAAGATGTTCCAATTGTTTTCCCTTTGTATTGTTTCTAAAGTAATTTACAATTTTATTTCCATGTTCAAAGCCGTTTCTAGTGTCCAGCAAAATGCTTTAGTACCAGAGAGTGTCGAAGAAATCGTTAAACGCGATTCTGAGATTAATCCCTGGGCTACTGCTGTAGCTGCGAAACTACATGTTAACGATCGCAATGCCACTATGACTCATGCTCAGGTGGTTGCGAAAGTGTCTCAGAATTTATTTCATGGAAAATTTGTAGAAGACGGTTTTATCCAGACTTGTGATATACTCGCGATTTCTGGAAATACCTTTTTGGTTCCTTTACATTTGTTTAAGAATCGAAAGGATATGAAAGTTCTTATCACAAAAACTGAACAACAAAACATCAATTCAGCTTTCAAAGGTTTTGTAAGTGTGGAGCATATGATTCCTATCCCGAAGAAGGATTTGGCAATTGTGTGCATTCCATCAGGTGGAATCTTTTCTGATATCTTGCACTTGTTTCCTGACACTATAACAGCCAGTGGTTCTTCTACCTTTTTATATCGTGAAGACTCTGGTAAATTGCGTGAGGATCCTATGTGGATTACTTATACGAAAGACTCTGAATCAGGTGGACCTGGATATTCTTATAAATGTCCTTATAACACATTTACTGGCTTGTGTATGGCTGTTGCCGTTTCCAATTTTAAGGCTTCGTGTATTGCTGGTGTTCATCTTCGCGGTATTAGTGGTACTCCTGCCGGAAAGGCGTTGACCATAACTCGTGAAGAGCTGAAATCAGCTATTTCTCAAGCCCATAAAAAGTGGATTGGTGCGTTTCCTTCGCATTGTAATGGAACTTTTCCGACTATTCGTTATGATAGTCAAGTTCTAGCTTCTCAGGAAATTCATCCTAAGTCCCCAATCAATTATCTTCCAGAGGGAAGTAATATTGAATATTTGGGGCAAGGTGGGCAGCGGGCCTCGATGACTCACAGTAGTGTTAAAACTACTCCAATCTCGAAAGCCGTTGCAGCTGTCACAGGAAATGTCATTTAATATGGCCCTCCCCAATTTCATCGTTGGAAAATGTGGCAAGAATCTTTAGTTTTCTCAGCTAACCCCGGTGCTGGAGTTGAACTTAGTTTGATTGCCCGCGCTTACACTGATTATATTAATGGATTTATAGATGTTTTTCAGAGTAAGGAATTTGTT